GCGCGCGCCGCCTCGGCGGCGATCTGGCCTTGCGCGTAGCGGAAGCTGTTCGCATCAGGCGTCGAGATGTTCATCACGACATTGACGGGCGACCGCGTGTCGCGCGCCGAGTCCATCGCTGAGAGCTGGGAGCGCGACAGCACCATCTCGCCCTGCTGCAGAATGGCGGGGACCTCGTCGGGACGCAGACCGGCCATGCCGCCGCCATGCAGGCGCGGCGCACCGGCAAAGGCGAGCGCCGGGACGTGCCGCTGTGGCGCGGGAGCGCCGACGATGCCGCCCGCATGGAAGATGCCCGACAGGATGCCGCCACCACCGAACAGGTTGCCGAAGATCCCGCCACTGCCACCCATGCCGCCGAGCGCGTTGGCGAGCGGCCCGAGGATCGCGGAGCGAACCGCGATGCGGGTGATGTCAGCCAGAATGCTATCGGCGAGCGCCTTGAAGTCGAATTTGCCGCCGGTCACGAAGTTGGCGATGGCGTCCTCGGCGCTGCGAAAGGCGCTGGTGAGGGCGCTTCCGAGCCCCTTGCCCCAGTCCATCGCCTCGCTGGCATAGCGCGAGAGCTCCTCGCGAACCGCCGCCCAGCCGGTCGTGGCCTGCGTGGCCGCCGTTGCCGCCGCCTCACCGGCGGCGCGGCTTGCTTGCGCGGCACGCGCAGCGGAACCGGCCGAGCCTTCGCCATCCCCCGTGGCATCGCCACCAGAGCCGCCGATGGCTGCGAAGGCTTCATCGAGGCGTTCCGTCGCCACGGCTGCGTTGTCGATCTCGGTGTTTGTTCCTGCCATCGCCTCCCGGAGCGCGGCGATGGACGCGAGGGGTGCACCCGCCAGATCTCCCAGCGCCGCTGCCGTTTCTCGCGCACTGTCAGCGGCGGCGCGCGCATCCCCGGCGAAGGCCGACAGACCGAAATCCGGTGCCGCGAAGGTGTCCGTTTCGAACGCGGCGGCGAAGGCATCACGCGCGGCGTTGCCAGCCCGGCTCGCGGCGCCGGCAAACTCGTTCTCGATCCGGCCGAGATCGACGTCCGGCACCAGCTTGATCGCCCGCTCGATGCCGATCGCCGACAGGCCGGTATTGACGCCATCGAGGAGCGAATTGATGCCGTCGACCGCGCCATTGAGCATCGACTCCAGCCCGGCTACAGCCAAGTTCGCTGCCTGGATCGTCAGATCGCCGATCGCCCGGGGCAGGTTGCTCCAGATGACGACCATCGCATCGAAAGCACCCTGAAACGTCCCGATGGTGCGATTGCCGAAGGCGACGACGGCTTGCGAAGCGGCCTGCAGCGCGTCGGCGATGCTTGCCTGAATGCCGCTCCAGGCAGCACTGACGCGCGCTTGAAGGACACCGGCCAGAAGCCCGATCCTGTCCCAGACCTCACGGGCCACGTCGCCCAGAAGGCCGAGCGCGGCACCGAAGCCGCCGGTCGCCTGCACCAGTCGGCCGAACTGGTAGATCAGTTCACCCGCCGCCACGACGAGCGCACCGATACCGGTTCGGATCAACGCGCCGCGCAGAAAGACCAGCGCAGTTGCGAGGCCCCGCACCGACGCGGCGGCCACAACCATGCCGGCGACCCAGCGCCCGGCGATGAAGGCGGCGAAGGCCGCGACGATCGAGGCAAGACGACCGATGTTGTCGAACAGAAGCCGGATGGCCTGTCCGAGCGGGCCGGTCGTGCGTGAGATCGCCGCCAGCGCGTCGGCGACGGCTTCGAGCGCCGGTGCGGCGGCAACGGCAAGCTGGTTCGACAAGCCACGCCAGATCAGACCGAGCCGGGAGATCGCGTCATTGGTCCGCTCGATCTGGTCGGCGTCCTGTTCCGACACGACCACGCCGAAATCGCGAACGTCCTGCGTCGCCTGCCGCAGCGTGGCTGTGTCGATCCGGGAGATGGCGATGCTGCCTTCCTCGCCGAACAGCTGACCGGCCACCGCTGCACGCTCGGCGGCGGGCACGAAGTCCAGGATCGCCTGGTTGATGCGGCCGACACGCTCATCGAGCGGCAAGGCGAGCAAGGCCGATGCCGAGAGCCCGAGGCGTTCGAGCGCCGCAGCGGCAGGACCGGTCCCGGCAGCCGCCTGGCTGAGGCGGCGCGTCAGGTCCTTGGTCGCCTGCTCGATGCCCGACATCGAGACGCCAGCCAGTTCGCCGGCGCGTTCCAGCACCTGAATGCTCTCGACGGTGGTCCCGAGCGACTGGGCGAGCTTGGCCTGTGCGTCCACGACCTGAAGGCCTGAGCGGATCATGGCAGCCGCACCCGCGGCGAAGGCGGCGGCAGCGGCGGCGGCGGCGATCTGGAGCCGGCGATAGAAGGCGGCGACACGCGTGTTCGCCGCATCCATTTCGCGGGACAGGCGCCGCATGCCCTGCTCACCCGCATCGCCGATACCTTGCAACTCGGCGCGCACCTCACGGCCACCCACGACGGCCAGGCGAACGGAGACGCGTTTCTCAGCCATCGTGTTCAGCCTTCATTTGCGCATTGAGACCGCGCACCATCATTGCCTCTATGTCCGGCAGGAGTTCCGCGCAGATGAGTGTGTTCAGCCCCAGAGCGTCGGCGATCGCGAGGGCCGCATTCATGTCGATCCCGAGGATTGCGCCGGGGATGACCCGCAACTGGCCCGTGAGCCGCAGGGCGAGATCCCAGACCTGCCAGCCTTCCAGTGTGACCGGCCGGTTCAGGACGGCTGGGCACTCGCCGCAGGTGGCGCGACAGGATCGGCAATACTGGTCGCCCCCGCTGAAATGCCACTCGGCAAGGGCGCAGAGCCGTTTTTTTCAGATTCCAACAGCAGGCCCTTCGAGACGTAGCGCAGCTGGAAGGCTTCGAATAGCGGCAGGATGTCGAGCAGGGCATCGATCCCTTCCGGCGTGACCGGCACCGGATTGCCGTCCGCATCGCCGACGCCCTCCCAGTCCTCGACCACGAGCCGCGCCAGAGCCTTGGCCATGGCGACCGCAATGGTCTCGTTCGATGCCCCCTCGGGCAGGTTGGTGACGGTGGGATCGCTGCGCGCCGCCGCCATCAAGGATGTCGTCAGCGGACCGACGTGCAGGCGCACGCCGTGGCCGAGATCGAGCCAGCGCGGCTCGCGGGAGAGATCGAGACGGATCATGGATTAAGTCCTCATGCGTAGCTGGTGACGTCGTTCAGGAGATGGGCGCGCAGCATGGTGCCCTCGCTGTCATCGAAGGCGGCGCGCCAGTCGAAACTCGCCTCGACCCCGCCGGGTCCGGAGACGGCGTATTTGGGCTTGGGCAGGAAGACGCGCGGCAGCTCGAACCGCAGCGCGTAGCCCTCGGGGAAGGTGAAGCCGTAATCGAGCGCAACGGGATCGCCATTGGCGGCCTCGGCGACCAGCGTGGCGCCGTCGAAGCGCACCGACATCGATCCCTCCGCCGAGGCAAAGGTCGGATCGGCCGCCTCGATCTTGCCGTCCTCGCGGATCACCCGCACCCGTTCGAGATTATTGGAGAAGGTGAGACTGCCGCCGGTGACCCCGGCAAGCGGCTGGCCGCCGCGCCGGATGAAGCCGCGGCCCTGGCTGAATCGGCGCAGCGAGAAGGCATCCGGGCTCCCATCGACCGTGGCGACGAAACGTTCCTCGCCCTGCGCCACGAGCTGCAGGCGGGCATTGGCCGGCCCCTCCTGGCCCATCTCGAAATTGATGCTCTCCATCACCGTTCCGAGATGGCGGAAGAACACTGGCGTCATGAGCTTGGGATGGCCGATCTCGATGGTGTAGCTCGGGATATCGTCCGCGCCGCTTTCCCAGACATGAGCATAGCCGCCACCGGTCAGCGTGGGACCCGAGACGGCACCGGCTGACGCAGCGAGGGTGAAGCTGTTGCCGGTCGGCCCCACCGTGTCGAACACGATCACGAGCGTCTGCGTACTGGTCGGCCGCGAATAGGTGCATTTTGTGATCTCGGCATCGACCGATGCGTTGAGGTCGCTGACCATCTGATCGACCGTCTGCGTCGCCGTTCCCTGGATCTGCGTCTCCTGCGCTCCGGCCGTGCCGGAGACGAACGTCCAGACCGTGCCGTTCAATGTGATTGTGTCGCCTGCCGAGGGATTGAGGGCGAAGACGATCGAGCCGCTGGCGTTTACCGGCGTGGTCACCGGGTCTCCGAAGAGGCCCGTCAGCCAGAAGCCGGTTCCACGCAGATCGAGCGGGATGTCGAGCTGGCCCTCGTCGGTGATAAGGCCCCGGTAGGGATCCTGCGCATTGCGCCCGCGCCCCAGCAGCGGGTCATCGCCGAGCGGCTGGGCCGAGGAGAGGTCGGTCGATTTGAAATCGAGGCTCCGGTAGCCGGTGAGCGGCGCGACGCCGTAGCTTGCCTCGCGGCAAACTTTCAGCGTGGCGTCCGCGCCGTAAGCGCGCACCTTGGGCATGGAAAACTCCTTGAGCTGAAAACGTCAGTGGCTGAGCGGATCGCTCACCAGGTATTCGACCGTGATGACGAGCCGGGCTGTGAGGACCGGGGGCGCCCCCTCGATTGCGAGCCCCCCGGTCTCGGGTGCCGACGGCGTCAGGTTCTCGGCGAGCCCGCCGAGCGAAGGATCGATCCTGAGCGCCATTCCGATCGATCCAAGCAGCGCATCGAGTGCAGCCTCGCCGCCGCCAGCCGGATCGCTGGGCACATAGACCTCGAACTCGACCCTGTGCGAGTAGAACTCTGTGCGCGGATTGAGTGTGACGTCCGGCTCACCCGGATCGCCGTCGCGCAGGATGACGAGACCGGTGGCTGGCACCTTCTCGGGCAGCACCTCATTGCGACGAACATTCGCCGTGAGCGCGGTGTCGAGGGTCGAAACGAGCGCTGCGAGAATGTCTTCACGCCGGGACATCAGCGGCTCCTCTCATCGCCGGAAAACCAGTTGCGCGTGACGAGGCCGGGCAAGCGATCGACCCAGCGTTCCGCAGCGGAGACGACATCGAGCCGTTTGCGGATCGTCACCTGCGGCACCAGAACGAAGATCGGCACCGTCACAAGGCCCCGCCCGCTGCGCAACGCGGCGGCGCTGGCTCGTGAGTATCCGCCCCGCTTGCCCGTCCGCGCCCGCATGTTGTCGGCGACGAGCAGAGAGGCAGCGTTGCGCCGATAGACAAAACGCAGCCGCTGCCCGGTCCGCCGCTCCCATCCGCCCGGAGTGATCTTGCGGCCGCCGTCGCCAAAGCGTCCGGCGGCGGCGGTCGGGATGGCCAGGAAGAAGCCGTTCTTCGAGCGGATGGTGGCGCCGTTCTCGTAGACGCGGATGATGCCCGGCGCTTTCGACCAGACGAGCCCCGCCGCGCTGATGCTGTCCTGCCCCTTGGGATAGGTCTCGGACCGCCAGGTCCTGGCAAGTCGGGGACCGAGCCCCGCACTCATGATCTGCGTCCTGAGCTCGGTCTTGAGCCCTTCAGTTGCATCGACAACGCCTTTCGTGACGGCCTGCTCGGCGGCCCTGACCTCCTCGGCCATGATGCGGCCGAGGTCGCCAATGATGGTCGCGGACAGTCTCATGCACTGCGAAGCTCCGCCGTCCAGATCAGGCGCTCGGCGTCGCGCAATGGCTCCCCCTGCACGACATAGGACTCGCCTCCGATCTCGAAGGCGTCGCCGCTGGCGAGCGTGGGCGCATCGGCGACGCGGATGTCGACGACGGTCGTCGCCGCGTGGAGGCGCGTTTCCCCGAAGTCTGACACCCTGTCGGGACGCCGCACGACGACCCGGACCGGCACGGCGACGCCGCCCATCGGCGTGAAAATTGCGTCCCGGGCCATATTGGGATCGGCAAACAGCGTCTCGAAGGCGGCCGCTATGGCCGACATCAGAAGCTGCCATTGAGGCGGACACGTCCCACGACATCACCCGCACCATTGGCCACGGCTTCGGTCGCCACCCCGATGAGCGTGTTGCTCGTGGCCGTCTTGGTGGCCTCCTTGTTGGTGTTGTCCCAGTAAACCTTGTCGCCGACGGCCCAAGCCTGCGAGGCGACCTTCTTCAGATCGAACACGCCGACGAGGGCTGCTTCGACCGACGTCCCATTGGCGGCATCACCTGAGGCGACGCCGAAGACAGAGCCGACGAGCAGGCCATCGCCGGAGGCAACGGCATAAGGCGCGGTAAGGGTGATGGTGTTGCCGGGCTGGACGTAGTTTTTCATCGCGGGATCCTTTCGCGAAAAAGGGGGGAAACGGACGGCATTGCTGCCGCCCGCCGTCAGGGTTCAGTGGTCAGGGGTGACCGGGCCTATGCGCCCGGGTTCTTGTAGAGGCCGCGCCAATCGATGGCCTTGGCGCCGAAGTCGAGGCGGCATTTGATCTCGACGCCGTCGACGTCGAAGCCGTTGCGCGTCTCGACGTAAGCGCCCTGCTGACCTTCGAGATAGGCGTACTCGATCGTGTCGATCTGGTTCGGACTGGCCGCCAGATACCACGCGGTCTCGCTGGCGGCATCGAGCCGGGGCTCGCTGATCGGCGCCAGTGTGCGGATCGACTGCGGCACCACGCTTGCGGTCGCGGCGGGCACGAGGTTCTGCGCGACCAGCTGCTCGGCCTTCAGTTCCAGCGAGGCGGGCACGATCAGGAAGGCGGGGCGGACGTTCAGCACCGTCTTCTTGTCGAGGCCCGTCTGCTTGGCCATCGCGGCGCGAGCCGCACCGACCGCATCGACCGCGAGTGCCGCGCCGGTGCCAGCGAGGTTCTTGTGGTTGGCGTGGAACAGCGCGTTGCCGTCCGCCATGGCCGGGTTGGCGGTGATGATGCCCCAGACCACGTCCGACTCCAGCTGGGCGATGGAGTTGCCGTACATCGCGGGGATACGGGTGAAGGCGTCGAGATCGTCGTTGATCAGCGTCTGGCGGGTGATGGCAACCACCCGGCCATAGGTCTTGACCTTGTAGCTCTCCTTGGACTCGCCGAGCGTGCCGCGCTTGAACTCGCCGCTTTCGCCCACTTCCAGCAGCTGCGGGGCTTCGCCGAGCTGCACCCGGTGCATCGCCTTGAAGTCGGTGGCGAGCACCTGGCGGCAGAACAGCATGAAGGTGCGGGGATAGGCCTCGTAGGCCTGCCGCAGGGTCTTGTTGGTGACCGCCGACAGGATCTCGGGGAAGTCCGAGGTCGAGTGCAGCGCCCGCGTTGCCACCTCGTCGCGCGACAGGCCGCGCGTGTTCACCCCGGCATTGCCGAGGCTTTCGCGGGCGAGTTCGAGCAGTGTCATGCCACGATACTGGCGCGCGGCGTCCTCCAGCTGGAAGAGCGTCGGGCTGTAGCGGTGCAGCAGCGCGTTTGCCACGGCGTCGCGGCGGGTGATGCGCTCGTCACGCCCCCCGAGCGGGACGGAGACATGGGAGAAGGTGCGGGTCTCGTCCGACTTCGCGGCGACCTGATCGAGGATCAGGCGGCGGGATTCGTCGACACTGACACCGCGCTTGACCAGATCCTCGGCGAAGCCGCGCTCCAGATTCAGGCGCCCCGCCAGATCGTAGATGGTGGAGACGCGGTCGCGTTCGGCATCGCGAGCCCGGCTGACCATTGCGTCGGCGTCCTCCACCACCGCGGACGTCGCTGCGGGCTTCGGCCCTTTCGGTTGGGAGCGGGTCTCGCTGGCGTCGACCTTGGGTTCGGGCGCAGTCGCTTTCGGCTCGGTCATGGTGGTGTCCTCGGTCGCGACCGGCTCGGTCGGCTGGTTGGTGGAGGGGTTCGCGGCGTCGCTCGCCGGGGTCTTGGTCTGGTCGGTCATCGGGATGGGTCCTTTCTTGCTGGAAGGGGCGTCCCGGCGGTGTAGGACGCAGTCGTGAAGGGGATGCTGGGTGCGGAAGCCGGCTGCAGGATCGGCGCCGACCGCGACGGCGGAAACCTCGAAGGGCGTCCAGTCCACCGCGCGCCAGAGTTCGCGAGCGGCTTCTGGTTTCGAGACCTCGAAGCGGTGGACCTGGTAGCCGATGGAGACCGCGCGGATGTGCCCGGCCTGAATGTCGCGCCAGATCGGCTCGACATCCGCGCGCTCGGACAGGCGCACCAGAGCAATGCCCCGGCCGTTCTCGATCCGGGCCGAGCCCGGCACGACCGAACCGATTACGGCATCGAGCGTGTCGAGTTCGTGCACCTTCAGGAACGGCGCGCCCGCGTTCAGCCGGTCGAGCCGGACGTGCGCCGGGTCGAGGCTGAGCTCCTCGTCATAGGGCTCGCCGAAGAAGGTCGCGCGGCGGACGCGGGCCCCGGCCGACCAGATCACCTCGACGGTGCGGGTGTCGGCATCGGCCGTGTTCGGCGCAAGCTCCGCCGACCGGCGCATGGCCGGCAGTTCGATCATCGTGTCCATGGGCAATCCTGAAGGTCAGTCGTTGGGGGCCGGAGGCGTGTCACCATCGGCAGTCGGATCATTCGATTGCGCGCTGCCGGTCTTGGTGACGCGCCGCGGATCGCTGTCGAGCACCAGCCCCAGCGCATCGAGCTTGGCGTTGGTCGCAGCGATCTCGGCCAGCACCGCGTCCGGGTTGCGGCCCTGTTTCGCAATCACCTCCGCCAGCGTCATGGTGCCGGAACGGATCGACAGCAGGTTGGCCATCGCGTCCTTCTGCGGATCGACCGCCTCGAACTTCGGCGGCGACCATTCGACCGGCACGGTCGGCAAAGGGATTTGCCCCGCCGCCCACGCGGCCTCGGTGAACCAGCGCCAGACCGGGGCGCAGAACATCGGGATGAACAGCTGCCACTGCACGGCGTCGATCTGGCGGCGGAACTCGACCAGCCCGGCCCGGATCGAGGAATAGTTCACCTGGGACAGGTCCCCGGTCATCAGCTCGTAGGGCACCCGGAACCCGGCCGAGATCGTGTGCAGGCTCGCGCGCTTGTATTCGCCGTAGCCGCCGGTGGCGGAAGGCTGGTTGAAGCGGATGTCCTTGCCGCCGCGGGCATAGGCGATCAGTCCCGGCTCGAACTGCTCGACCCGGTTGCCGTCGGCATCGACCACGGAAGGCGCGATGCCCTGCTGCGCTTCGTCGTCGCCGAAGACGATGGCGGTGACGCAGGCCTCGGTCTTCTTGCGGACCAGTTCGGCCACCTCGTAGTCGTCGAGATCGCGCAAGCTGCGGATCACCGGCGCGCCCCAGGGAACGCCGCGCGCCTGAGTGCGCTGCTTTTCATACACATG